AAAAGGTATTCAGAAGTTGAAATTGGTTATCCTTCTGAACGTGAGTCATTACTAGAGGAGTATGTAGAAAGTTTCTATGTAACTCCAGATTTTACAGATTCAATATATCCTTATGTCCCTGTGAAAGTAGTGGACAAAGTTCTGAAGAAACATGGTGGTATAGACATGACAGAAACATTGCGGAGGTCGCATGATAGATTATAGTATGAAATCTAAAGACAAATGGATGAAGATTGGGGGATGGATCCTCTCTTTTTTAACAATAGCAGCTGGTGCATCTTTCCTCTGGCCACATTTTCATGTAGCACTATTGGGATTTGTATTAATTTATATTGGGGTTCGGATTTTTAATTTCTCAACCTTTGAAGAATATAAAGAAAAACGAGTGAAATTATTACTTAAATTTTTAAATTAGAAAGAGTATATTATGACAAAACATTATGATAGATTTGATTTGGAAGAAGAAATTATGAACATCTGGCAGACTGAAGATGATTTAGATGCAGTAGTTCATCGTATGATGGAAGATCCAGATCCAATAACAAAGAAAGAAATTGCAAATTTCTTAATTTCTGTGGGTAGATTACATGGCCTTAGATGTCAGAAATTATTTGATATATTTGAGAAGATGGTAATAGATAAATGTTTTGTCTGTAAAGGAACTTCCCTTGATTATAGGGGTGTACCTTTGGAGGATGAAGATGCCATGCAAGGTAATTTTTGGCCCTCACTAGATAATGGACAAATCCATTAAAGAAGAAAAATAGAATTATGTGGGAGTGTTCTGTGACCAGAACATCAGTTGAGTAAACGACAGCTTGTGGGTGGGGCGGAGGTAGACCGCAATCCTGCTGGCGCAAGTGCTCTACTCTGGTGAAATTTAAGAGGTTATGTGGGGAGCCAAAGGTATGCGCCACAGGTCGAAGCATAACTTAGTGGGAGTCTAGGTGAGTTCGTTTGTACGCTTATGGCGGAGAGGTGACTTAGAATTTTGCACATCCAGAGCTCTACTCAACGTGCCCACATTTAACAAGGAGAAAAAATGGATAAAGCAATACAAACATATATTTCGGTACTCAAGGCTGAAGTACAACATTTAAAATCAAAACTTGAACCTCATGATACAGGACATATTCATACAACTATATCTACATTACAACATCGTATTAAGGAATTAGAAAGTAAGAGTTAGTGGCGAAAAGATCAGTATATAAAGTATTACAGGCATGGCGGCCAGGCAAACCTAAGAGAACATCTATAGGTAAATCTAAAAACTCTAGACCATTGAATAAACATAAAAAAAAGGGTTGGAAAAAATATAGAGGACAAGGTAAATGAAAAATACTACAAAGATGTTGGAGGATAATCCATATTTGGATTCCTACCAAGACGCTCCTTGGCCTCGTAAAAACATAGTATTTGAAGATGAAAACGTAGTAGTATATAAAGATGGATTTCCAGTAACAGAAGGACACTTATTGTTTGTCCCGAAAAAAAGAAAACGGAGACTAGACATTACAATTTGTTTTGAATATGCTTGGGAATGGGGAGTGCAAGGTATAATGGATTACAAGTGGGAGGCCTTCAATGTAGGTATCAACAACGGAGTTGCAGCAGGACAAACAGTAATGTGGCCTCATGTACATCTTATTCCTAGAAGAGAAGGTGATTTAGGTCGCTTTGAGAATGGGACTCCTTATGACCCGAAGGGTGGTGTTAGAAACATAATTCCACATAAAGGAAATTATACTGAAAATAATGAGTGGTTAGATGACAATCATTGGTCTAAACGAATATGAGTAGTTGGTGTGTAGAATATTGGAAAGCTCCTAAAAAGACTGAGGGGAGTCATGCACAAATGAGAGAACAACTTAAATGGGTAAAACCAGACCCTAAAGACATATCCAGAAGATATTTTACAGACTATAAAAGTACCAAAAGATTTGTTAAATCAATATTTGAATATGGGTATCACACAAATGTTATAAGTGAATAAATATAGGTATGGATGACCTATCACTAAAAGAAATCCGTAAAGGATTAGAACAACAATTTCGTTTCAAATTATATAAAGATCCCAAATTTCCCTTCCTACATTCTATGGGTATAAGACATCTTTTTCAGAGCTTTGATGCTAAGGAAGATGGTTATATTGGTACACTACATTTATGGTGGTCTAATGAATCTGGTGAACCTTCCCATCATAGTAAAGATAAACATTTTATTAGTGGTGGTTGGTATGCTGAATGGATAGATGATGCACTAGAAGCTATAAAATATGCGATAGAATGTGAAAAAAAACATAATCCATATACAGAAAAACTTATTGAGGTTCACCGTAGAGAAGAAGAATTACAATCAGAAAAGTTAGCAAAAAAGATGCTAGATAAACGATTTAAAGAACAAATGAGAGAAATGGAAGAAGAAAGTAAAACAGTACTATGGAACTAAAGAAACATTTAGATGTATTAGAACATGAGATGAATGTGTTAGGTGAAAAGATTTTAGATAAGGATGAAAAGACAGGAAATAGGAGAGGTAATTATCACACCGCCCTTTGGGTATTAAAGGAGAGAGTCGATGAACTTACAAAAAACGAAGGTGAAGGAACCAGTTCAGGAGCAGGGAGCTCAGATACTAAGGTTTCCAAGTAATCCAGAATTAGTCAAAGAACTAAAGGTGGAAGAATCATTATTAACAGATGAGTTGAACAGAGTTGAAACATATGATGAACGTGTGGAAGTACGAAAAAATCTCAGACAAGTTCGTGAGAGGTTGCATGAAGCTATTAAACATACCGATTAGGATAACTTATTATACTCTTATAGGAAGAGTTCTAGTCTTTTGGGGAGATATTTTTTGTAAATGTTCTCTTAACCTAGAGACAAATGGATGGATGAAATCTTCTTTACTCTTATGGAGTATTGGTGTATGGTTTTACGATGCATCTAATAAATATGCATGGATTCATATAATAGATTCTGAAAAATATTTTACAACTAGAAAATATAATGAGTGAAGACAAGATTCAAATATTCATTAACAAAAAGGAAATGCCATATTCACACCAGAATATGGCACGAGTTATTAATAGCTTCCTTCCTTATTTGACAAATGATGATCTTACTGAGTTGGGACAAGACATTCTTGATTTGATGAACCATAGGGAAAAAAAAGAAGCTATATCCAGACTTGAGGTTAAACAGCATTCTTGGCCTTATCCCGATACAATAAATAGAAATGAAATTTGAAAAAGATCATCCATATATGATACGTTTGGATGAAGTATTAAAACAATTCTTTGTAGTTAAAGTAGATGATGCTAATGGAGCTGAACATGGAGAAGATTACGAAGAGATGAAACAAGTAATACTAGATTCGTTGTTTACAAGTTATCTAGGAGAGACTATAAGAAAATAATGGATGATGATAAGCTTTGAAGAGGTTAAAAAATTAAGTAAAGAAGAATATATAGAATATTTAAAAGACAAATACGAAGTGAATACTGTAACAGAAAACGATAGAATTACTACAGGAGATGGTAATAATCATCATTACACATGGGAGAGGATATACCATTTCTCATGTGGTAACTGTAGAAATTGGTGGAGTTATGCAACTACAGAAGATAGTTACAAATGGAAATCTCGTAAGATGACCTGCCCACATTGTGGTCACTACACCAACATACAACCCAACCCCGATATGAATATGGAGAATAATAATGAAAAAATTATGGCGTAAAATCAAAGCACATTTCTCTGGATGGCCAGAAAGTGTAAACGATGAAAATATAGCAAAAGAAGAAGAAATCGACAAGGCAGTTAAGGAAAGTCAGGCACGAAAGACAAAGAAATCAAAAGGTCTTGCTCCTAAAAAGAAGAAAAAAACAAGGAAACAAGGAAACATGAAATGACTAACTATGATGTTGATGCCCGTGAACGACAAGAACGGATTGAAAGGTTTGAACACGCAATAAATTGTATGGACATTGCACCAGTTTCAATGATGGCCTTTGAACGAATTGCACTTGAACATAAGGTATCACTTGTAGGACTATTGCAGACTATGTTACTCAATGCACTTGATAGAGAATTGTCCAGAAAACAAGATGTACAATTAGAATTTTCATTTACTGATGATCATTATGGATAAATATTTAGATAACAAGTATAAGAGAGAAAAACAAAATGTTTGATTTATTTAACACCTCTGAAATGATGATGCTTGGATTGGTATTATTTTCTTCATTTTGGATTTTCCTATTTAACTATAGGAATGATAATAAGGATAAGTACAACGGTCATGGATGGTTGATTTTACTTGATTTAGTAATTAATATGGGAATGTCAGCAACTGGATATTTGTTGATTTCAATAGTATTTACGAATATTCCACAACTAAAGGAATATGAAAGCTATCGTTACCCCATTGGTTATCTTTTTGGATTGACATCCAATGTGAGCATACCGATTGTTCTCAAATGGTTTCAACAACAGATAACCAAGAAGTTAAACGAAGTTGGAAAGAAATAAGGTAACTATGGCAGAACAAATAAAAGATTCAAGTCATCATGAAATGACAGAAGAACATGGTGATAGGATAGAACAACTTGAAGTAGACACTAAAGGAATAGTAGCTGCAAGTAAGGTATGGATTTATGTTATCATAGGACTACTAGTGTACATGGTTTTTATAGTAATTCCAGAAATGGATGAAAAGGTCACATGGATGGAAAAAGACCTCAATTCTGTATTGGTACAGTCAGAGCGGTTTAAAAAAGGAACGAGAGTTTTTGCGAAAGACAATCAATGTGCATCATGTCATTTGAGCCCCGATTATCTTCTTCACAATCTTCTCACCAAATATCCTAGTTTCTCTGACATCAAGGCCTTCATGGCAGTCGGACATCAAAGATATTATACAATGACATCCCCGATTTCAGATGAAGAACTTCTGACAATATATCGGGCATTGCAATGATAATGGTAGGTAAAGTAATTGTATCTTTAATTTGGGTATTCTGGATATTTGTAATAGATTCTACAGCTGAAGGACAGGACAATACTACAGAATATATCCCCACATATAGTTCAACATATGATAGAGTAAAAACAAGAGGAAATGTCATCTGTGGTACTAATGATGAGTTTCCTGGCTTCTCACAAGAAATATGGAGTGCTGAAGATGGTAGTAAGTGGGAAGGTTTTGATGTAGATATATGTCGTGCAGTTGCATCCGCAATATTCGGTGATGCAGATGCAATCGAATTTACTATAGTCAATGGAAGGACACGATTTGAATTTTTGATAGATGGCTCTATAGATGTTCTTTCTGCAACAACCACGTTTACCTACACAAGAAATGTTGCAAAGAAATTAGAATTCATGCCCACAACCTATTACGATGGTCAGGGATTCATTGTAAGGAAAACTCTTGGAGTATCATCTGCAAAACAGATGGAAGGTGCAAGGATATGTTTTAGTGGTAGTGGAACAGCTGCAAAGAACATTGCAGATTTCATGGAATTGCATGGAATAAATTATATCCCTGTTTCAGTAAAACCCACCGAAAAGACAAAGAACGTATATAAAAGGGGTGACTGTGATATGTATGGTACTGACAGGTCTGGTCTTGCATCAGACAGATTAAGTTTTGATGACCCTGACAGACATATGATTCTTCCAGAGATTATCTCAAAAGAACCACTGGGGCCAGTTGTCAAGTATGGAGATCAGAGATGGTCAGACATAGTTCGATGGACAGTATATGTTTTGTTCATTGCAGAAGAAATGGGTATCAACTCAAAGAACATTGACTCGTTCAAGAATCATATAGACCCAAATATCCAAAGATTTATGGGTGAGAAAAATGGAAAAGACCATCCCCATCTTGGAGCTAAACTTGGATTGAAAGCAACTTGGTCTTACAATATAATAAAACAAGTTGGAAATTATAAAGAAATATATGAACGCAATGTAGGAATAAATACTCCGATTGGATTGGATCGAGGATTAAATAAATTATATATTCATGGAGGATTACTATACGCACCACCATTGAAGTAGGAGGTGTGGTGTGGATAAAAGTAACCACTTTTCAAAAGTACCAGAAGATAGAACAGCTGTAGATAATATTCTGCGAGTCAATCACGGCAATCAAATGAGATTGAACTTGATGGCAGATGCAAAAGCAAATATCATGATTACAGTTGCATCTGTTGTGTTTTCTGTTGCGATTGCAAATCTTGATAATGAATTGGTGAAATGGCCACTTCTAACATTTGCATTTGGTTGTTTTTTTGCACTACTCTTTGCAATATTTGCAATCATACCAAAAACAGATTATCCAAAAGATATAACAGGAGATATAGATAGAAAATCTCCACTATTCAATCCTTTGTTTTTCGGACACTTTGCACATCTTCCAATAGAAGAATATAAGGAAGATTATGCAGAAACTTTAATGACTGATGATTCTGTATATGATGCCATGGCCGGTGACATATATGGACAAGGTAAAGTTCTTGCACTTAGAAAATATAAATTCCTCAAGTGGTCATACATGAGTTTTCTTTTAGGGATGGTAAGTGCAGTTATAGTATTTGTTTTACAGGGCCCTTTCGGAGATGTTGTTTTAGATGGTGCATCAAATATACTTGATGTAATCATAGGTGAATTGAATTTTACTTTGGATGGAATGAAATATTTGTTGTGTCAATCTTCTTCAGTATGTAGAAGTGGAGGAATATAATGAAAGGAAATTTATGTTAGAACACCAAACTTACTTAGGAAATCCCTTACTCAAATCCGCATATGTTCCTCAAGATTTTTCTGAGGAACAGGTTGGAGAGTATATAAGATGTCAACAAGACCCCCTTCATTTTGTCCATGAACATGTAAAAATTGTTTCAGTTGATGAAGGATTAATTAGGTTTGATCTTAGGGATTACCAAAAAGACATGATTAACAGATTTCACGATGAACGGTTTGTGATCTGTAAAATGGCTCGTCAATCTGGTAAATCAACTACCATCCTTGCATATCTTCTTCATTACATCCTTTTCAATGAAAATGTTTCGGTTGCAGTCCTTGCAAACAAAAAAGCAACTGCAATGGAACTTCTTGGAAGATTGCAACTTGCATACGAACATATGCCAAAATGGTTGCAACAAGGAATTTTGATTTGGAACAAGGGGAATATTGAGTTGGAAAATGGCTCAAAAATTCTTGCTAGTTCAACTTCTGGTTCTGCTATTCGAGGTGGAACTTTCAATATTATTTTCTTAGATGAATTTGCATTCGTTCCCCAAAATATTTC